CTATAAAATCTGGAATAAATCTCATAATTCTCATAATATATTCACCATCACCTCTAATATCAGGAGTCCCTACCGCTTGACCAGTATTACTTCTTTTTTGAGTAATATCAAAATCACCAGAAAGAATGTTAGCTGTAATGGCAGTAATAGACCCACCTGCATTTTCTTCATCGGTCCCTGTTTCGTGTTGATAGTATATACTACTTCCGTCAACGTTTCCTGTAACATCAAATGAGTTATTGTCAGTTGGAGTATAGTAAGTTGCGTGTGGTTTTTCATACACAGCAGAATCTTGCCATGCAGATCTATTTAAAGTTCCTGTAGTCCAGATAGGACGTTTAGGTGAAGAGTCTATATAGTTATAAGTAACTACTCTATCTATAGTCGTAGAATTTGCACTACAATAAAACCAATTTATTTCTCCAAACAAATTATTTAAACCACAGTTAATTAAATCTCTAGGTACTGAGTTTAAACTATCATAAACAAAATCTTCTACTAAACATACCATAGATTTTAACTGACCATTGTAGTAGAAAAATCCATTTTCAGACATCCAATAAGCAGCACCGTCAACTTCTACAGCTGCGTTTTTACCAATCAATCCGCAGTTAGTTCCTGCTTGTTGAAATGCAAAAGTAAATGGTTGACCTACAAATTGCATTAAGAATAATGATGTATCAGTCCATATATAAATAGCATCCCTACCTTTAACAGCAGACATAATTTTAGATCCTGCAGCAATTCTTTGTGAACCGGCACTATTTTCTGCAGTAATAGTATAAGTATTAATATCTTCTTGGTTTGAAAATCTTATAAACATGTCGTCTTGTGTAGTCTTGTCTCCAATTGTTGTTTCTGTTCCAAAGAAAACTAAGTGTCGATCAGGAGTTGACACCAATACATGACGTGAAGCTGTTGGTGCACCTGTAATAATGGTTGCTCTATTAGCTACAGCATTTGGTGCTGACGCATCCCATTCAAAACATTCGTTGTTATAAATAAGTGCAATTAATTTTGTACCATAATTATCTAAAACCCATAGACCAGGGTTTAATGTAAACTGTGTAGAAGACGAAGCTTGGCCCCATCCATTAAAATTTGTAACATTAGTAACAGCAGCACCTGCACTATGTGTTGCAGCTGTACTACCATTAGCACCTCTTGCACCACCAGTTAAGGTCCCTGTTCCCGTATTATTTGCTGTGTAAGTAATAAATTCTGTTCCTATTTGTATTGTCCCTGTTGCAGGGAACGCGGCAGAACTTGTTAAGACAACGGTTGTTCCTGTCGTATTTGTTAAAGCAGTTGCAAGAGTGGTTGTTGCAGCACCATTAACTACACCACCAAATAAACCTGTACCCCAACCAAAACCAGATTGTTGTTTAGCAGGTCCAACGCTATAATAATATAATGCATCAGCAGATCCTGCACCCGATAACGCTGTGCCTGCTTCTGTAGTTGCCATTGTTAAAGTAAAAGTAGTATTGTTTGGAACAGAAGTTACCATAAACTTTTTACCTTCAAATGTAGCATTAGTAAAAGTAGATCCTGATAAACCACTAACATTTTCAAATAAAACAATGTCATCGTCATCTAACGGAACAGATGTAGATACTGTTACGGTTACAATATTTGAACCGGATGTACTTGTGAATGTTGCGCCTGAAACAGTTTTTTCTATAGGATGAATATCGTAGTAAGACCCTTCAGAAAAAACATAAAGGATTCTGTTTGTTCCGATTGCGGAATATTTTATTCCAACATTGTCATCCCAATTGTGGATTGCTCTTGCGGCACCTGTTAATTTATCTGCGCCTAGTTGATCCCAACCACCAATTTTTTCAGGAGAACCATATCTAAAACGTACATTGTCACCATCAAACCATTGCCCCTCGGCCCCGGTCTCTGTGACTTGTTTATTAAATCCTGGTGCAAAACCTAGTTTTTGTAGCATAAATTAATCCCTAGTTTAAAATATACTAGAACCCTAGTTATATCAACATATGTTATAGGTAGAAAATTAAACTACGAAGCTGTGTGTGCTTTACCAGCAACGATAGCTGCATTAACTGCAGTCATATCTTCATCAGTCCAAAAGTCTTTAGCAACCATAAGTTCTAGATGTTCAACATTTCTGTCAACTGCACTTTGTCTATCAGCTGCTTCTTCATCCGCCATTTGAGTTCCATCAATCACTTCATTAATTACTGTTACTGAATGACCCATAGCTGTATAATCTTGTGCTATTTCTTCTGCTGTTTTAACGTCTTCGCTCATAATATTTTCTCCTTATATTGTTGCGCAAGCAACAGTTTTAGTTTTATCAAGTTTTTTAAAATTATCAATAATTATTTGAGGTTCTACCATATTATTTCTTGGGTCACTATCATTAAATTTAGACTCATCCCACTCATCTTTCATATGAAAATGTAGGTTTTTATTGTGAGAATAACCAAATTGTGTCCAACGTGTGCTTCCCCAAACAACAACTCCATAAGCTTTAGCTGATGGTGAAAAATGTTGTAAACAACTGTCTATACTAACAAAACCTTCAGCACCTTTTAACATTTCATGGATATGGGCCCAATGTAAATCACATCTAATAGTTTTTTGATAATGTGGTTCATTAGGTAAGACACAGTTAATAATAGTTGTATCAGGATATTCTTCTTGCAACATATTAACTACTTGTTGAGCAAGATAGGGTTGATAGTTTCTATTTGGATTAATGTTTGTATATTGAACATTATCTCCATAATTCCATTTAGGTTGACCACCTGAGAACTGGATCATTATATATTTACCAATTTCATTATCAGCTAACCACTTAGTAACCTCTACTTTATGTTTATCTGTATATAATTTACCGGTCATAGATCTATTAAAATCTACACCGTGGTGTTCACAGTAACTTTCAATAATATGTTGTTTACCAAATTGAAAATTTGATTTGTATGGCTCACAATAAAATATATTATCAGATGCCATGATTCTTGGATCTTTTAATGGTATAGTTTGTTCAAAAGCCATTTTAACATCCGGGTTACCAGCAAAACAATCTATGTAAGGTGTATAAATTTGCACCTCTGATTTCTTTTTTAGTTTAGGTAGTAAAGCAGTAAATGCGGTACACTTACCAACACCACCTTCTACGACGTACGTATTAAGCATTTGTATTCCTTTCGTTTGTTATTACTTATCTTCTATATCTTTTATTTTTTTTGTCAATTCTTGTATTGCATTAACTAATACCGGAACTAAATGTTCACCTTTATACATCAAAGTTTCTGGTTTTTCATTATCAATGATTACAGGATTGTCTCCTTCTAAAGCCAATATATCTTGTGCTTTAAATCCATATCTTACACTACCATGAGGAGTATCATCTTCTCTTGATTTTTTAAATTGAAATGAAACGGGTTCTAATTTATTTACAAACTCTAAACCATGAGGAACTGTATTAAAATTAGTTTTATCTCTTAAATCTGAAGTTACTGTCCAAGCAATTTTTATATAAGCATTGGTGTGACTACCATTACCCATAACAATTCTGTTATCTTCAGTTGTAAGTTCTCCACCAGGAGATGTACTACCACAACCAGCGGCACAACCTATCGCTATATTATTTGTTCCAGATGTAAATCGCATACCCGCACCATAACCTAAAAGTGTATTGTTACATCCATCAGTTAAAGCATTACCAGATATATGACCCATTGTTGTATTTCTGCATCCAGTTGTAGATGAAGGATTTGATACCGCTCCAATTGCAGTGTTTTGATTTCCTGTAGTATTAGCTTTTAAAGCACTTCTACCTACCCCAGTATTGCAAATTCCACTTGTGTTAGCACAAACAGCATCTCTTCCAATTCCTGTGTTATGACAACCTGTTGTATTACAAGTTACAGCATTGCCACCAAAAGATGAATTACAATCGCCACTAGTATTTTTAACCATAGCACTTCTACCAAAAGCTACATTATCATTTCCACTATCATTTGCACATAAAGCACCTAAACCAACTGCTGTGTTTGAAGTACCATTAGTATTATTTCTCATTGCTTCGTTACCAACTGCTAAATTTGCTCCTACTGTTGTAACATTGCATAATGCTAAATAACCAATTGCCATACTGTTATCTGCTGTTGTATTTTTTTGCATAGCACCTAAACCAACCGCAACATTAAAATCGCCTTCTGTGTTAGCATTTAATGCAGTCTGACCCACTGCTGTATTTTTTCCTCCAGATGTATTAGCATCCATAGCAAATGCTCCTACTGCTGTGTTACAAGAACCAGAAGAATTTGTATCTAATGCACATGAACCAACAGCTGTGTTACATCCAGCTACAGTATTTTTTAAAGCACAAGCACCTACTGCTGTGTTGTGAGCTACATCTACTGCATTACATAAAGCACATGAACCAAGAGCTGTGTTTCTTGTTCCTGTGGTATTTTTTAATAAAGCACTATCACCCACTGCTACGTTGTTACTAGCTGTTGTATTTGCTTTTAAAGCCTCTACTCCAATTGCTACGTTTTTAGTTCCTGTTGTATTAAGACATAAAGCTCTAAAACCAACTCCTGTATTACTATCTGCTGTTGTGTTAGCACATAAAGCTTCTCTACCAATTGCTGTGTTATTATCTCCTGTTTGATTTCGTCTCATTGCCTGTCCACCCACGACAATATTTTGACAACCTTCTGTATTACATTGAAGCGCACCCGCACCTACAACAGTATTAAGACAACCTGTTGTGTTTTCTGTCATTGTATTTGCACCAATTGATGTATTTGTTGCACCAGTTGTAGTGGCTCTCATTGCACAAAAACCAATTGCTACGTTATCAACAGCTGTTGTAGTATTTCTAGCTGCATTATAACCAACCGCTGTGTTAGAAGAAGCTGTTGTGCTTATTGATAAAGCATCCATACCAACTGCTACGTTAAAATCGCCTTCTGTATTAGCATCTAAAGCGTATGCTCCTACCGCTGTATTATCATCTCCCGATGTGTTAGCAAATAAAGCCTTAAAACCAATAGCTGTATTTTCATTAGCTTCTGTGTTTGTACCTAAAGCACAAGTACCAATTGCTGTGTTAGCACTAGCTGTTGTATTAGATTTTAAAGCTCCACAACCTACTGCTACATTATTTGTACCTGATGTGTTAGCTTGTAAAGAACAAAAGCCAATAGCAGTATTGTCTGAAGCTGTTGTATTACTATCTAAAGAACATGCACCTACTGATGTATTGTTTGAACCACTATTGTTTGACAGTTGAGATTGATTTCCTACCGCTGTATTATGTGAACCTGTTAATCCATTCTGTAAAACAGATGAACCTACCCCAACATTACAACTACCTGTAGTTACTTTTCTTAAACTATTTGTTCCTATACCTATATTTTTTTCTCCTGTAGTGTTATCTCTTAAACTTTCAAAACCTACTGCTACATTATTTGTTCCAGTTTCACTAGCATGTAAAGCACAAGCTCCAATAGCAACATTGTTATCTCCTGTAGTAAGTGCTGTTGCTGCTTTATCTCCAATCGCTGTGTTTTGAGTTCCACCAGATGCAATACTATCTAAAGCAGTATCTCCCATAGCAACATTGGCACTACCTATTGGATAATTACCATCTAATTTTATTGTGCCACCATCAACTGTTAAATTAGCTCTAACTGTTAAAGCATTTATACTTAAATCTGCATTAATATCAAAAACACCTGTGTTAGTTGCAACACCATCAAAATAAACAAACTTCCAACCTTTATCAGTGGTTGCCCAAGTAACCGTTGCACCGGAACCAGAAGCCGCTTTTAATTGTACGGTGTAAGCACCAGATGTAGCATTATTTATAACGTAAAAATTTTCTACACCAACCGGTAAAGTTACAATTCTATTTCCAGAAATTGCTCCTGTAAATTTTAAAATTCTTGTAGCAACTGCTGAACCTGTAGCACCATCGCTTTCTGTTAAAGCTGTAGTTCCTGCACCACCTCCAATAGCTACTTGTAAATAGCCACCAGAAATTTGTTCGAATATTTGTAAGTTTGTATTAGTCTTTGTACCCCAAGTCCCAGCGTTTTCGCCGGTAGCCATTAATTCTACGCCGAGAGGTGTGTAAGTTGATGCCATAATTTTTTTCTCCTAAGCTGCGTGAGTTACGTCTGTATAAGATGTATTCCCCGTTATGTCAAGATTACTATAACTTGTATTGCCTTCAATATCAACATTTTGATAACCTAAAGGTGCAACATTTCCTACTGAAATTGTTGCTTGAATTCCTGTTAATCCCATTACATCTGCAGGATTTATTGAACCTGTTGAAGACGTTAAAGCACTAGGTGCTGTTAAACCAACAGTCATTGCTGCAGGTGATATTGAACCAACTGATGTTGTCGCTTGTAGTCCTGTCAATCCCATTACATCTGCAGGTGATATTAAACCAACTGATGAAGTTGCTGATTGTCCTGTTAATCCCATTACATCGGCAGGTGATATTGAACCAACTGATGAAGTTGCTGATTGTCCTGTTAAACCAACAGTCATTGCTGCAGGTAATATTGAACCAACTGATGAAGTTGCTGATTGTCCTGTTAGAGTAATAGAAGATATTGCATCTACAGAACCTACACTTGAAGTAACACTTTGACCTGTTAAACCCATTACATCAGCAGGAGATATTGAACCTACAGATGAAATTGCTTGTAGGCCTTGTATGTCATGTATTTGAGAACTATTAATTGTAAGAGAACCAACGCTTGTTGTTGTAGCAGCTGGCGCATTTAAAACAAATGCTCTTTCTACAACTAAAGACCCAACATTAGATGTTGCTGATTGGCCTGTTAAAGTAACTATAGTAGGACCTTGTTCGCCCCATTGATTTGAACCCCAGGTAGTGCCGGCTTGGTTCCAAGTATTAGACATAAGGATTTACCCCTATGCTATTCGAACTATAGCGTTACTTGCGTCTGCTGCTGGAAATTGAATTGTAAAAGTTCCACTGGAAACTGTTTTGTCTGATCCAAATGCAACTGCACAAACTGCTCTATCAGCGTTTGTATCATTATAAATTAAACAACCATTCGCTGTAAATGAAGCAGAAGTATAACTAATATCTGCAAAGTCACAACACGCTGTGTCAGTCGATAAAGCTGGAGTTACACTTGTAAGTGCTTTTCCACCCGCAACATAAGCTGAACCTGATGTGTTTGAAATTTCGTTTGTTGTTATATAAACTGTTGTTGATTTATTTAATGTAGCTGAACTTGTGTATAAAGCTAATTTAAAACTGTTTCCAGATGATGCTGTAAAGTTATGTAGCGCTTGTAAAACTTCTGCTTTAAAACTATTACATATTGCTGATG